CGGAAGAGCAACATTTAGATTCTCTTATTATAAGTTCTTGTAACTTGACATTTTTACAAAAGTATAGTAGTATTGTTATTATTTGTTTTTGGAGTTATTATGAATCTTGAACAGTTGCAAGAAACTAGGGAAACTGATTGTATAATAGACGACGATCGATTAGATAAAGAATCTGTCAGAACACCAAATCTACACGCAAAGTATTTAAATTTTCTTATTGGATATAAGCTGAAATATGCTAAAGCCAAGAAGGATTATAACACACTTCGTCAACTAAAGTTTCGATACTATCGTGGTGAACTGTCTAAACAAGAGTTAGAAGATAGAAAATGGGAGCAATGGCAAGGCGTTAAACCTTTGAAGAATGAGATGGAAGAATTCTTAGAAGGAGATTATGAACTAGCCGAAGCTCAACTTCGACAAGAGTATCTGGAGAGTGTTATAAATTATCTAGAGAGCATTATGGGTCAGATTAAATCTAGAGATTGGCAGATTCGTAATAGTATTGAATGGAAGAAATTTATTAGTGGTGCTTAATGTCTGTTATTAACATAGAGAAAATAAATGAAGTTCATATTCGTTGTTATGCTGATCCTAGTATTGAGCAGGAGTTGTCACAGTTCTTTACGTACGAATATCCAGGAGCAAGATTTACTCCGCAATATAGGGCAAGGTTATGGGACGGTAAAGTAAGACTATATGACATATTTAGAAAAACTTTGTATAATGGATTGTTAGGATACGTAGAAACATTTGCTAAGAACAACGAATATGAATTAAATTACATTACTCCAGTCGAGTCAAAGTCAATAGTAACATTAGAAGAAATACAAAACTATGCTGTCTGGCTTAAACCGATGGGTCATGGTAAACCTATCGAGATTAGAGATTACCAATTAGAAGCAGTTTATACAGCAATAAATAAAGAACGTGTACTGCTGTTATCTCCAACAGCTTCTGGTAAATCGTTTATTATTTACACTACATTAAGATGGCACTTAGAACAGGGAAGAAAGTGTATTATTGTAGTTCCAACAACATCTTTAGTTGAGCAATTATACTCAGATTTTGAAGATTATTCATCAGCAAATGATTGGCGTGTTGACAAACACTGTCAAAAATTATACGCTGGATTTCCTAAAGATTTTACTAAAGATGTTTTAATTACAACATGGCAGTCAATTTATAAACAACCAAAACAATGGTTTAACCAATTTGATGTTATATTTGGAGACGAGGCTCATCAGTTTAAGGCAAAGTCTTTAACATCAGTAATGGAGAAATTAACCGATGTACGTTATCGCATTGGCACTACTGGCACTTTGGATAATAAGAAAGTGCATAGACTCGTACTGGAAGGAATATTTGGACCAGTCCACCGAGTGACGACAACGAAAGCGTTGATGGAATCATCACGACTAGCTACCCTAAATATTACCTGTATACTGCTTAAATATGATGAGGTAACTCGTCAAGGAAGAAAGAACAATAACTATCAAGATGAGATGGATTTTATTGTTACTCACGAAAAGCGAAATAAGTTTATAAGAAACTTAGCAGTAGACTCTAATGGCAATACTCTTGTTTTGTTTCAATATGTTGAGAAACACGGTAAAATTTTATTCGATATGATAAAGGAAAAAACGCATAAAAATAGAAAAGTATTTTTCGTTTATGGTGGCACCGAAACATCTGATCGAGAGGCAATCCGTCATATCTGCGAGGGAGAGGAAGATGCTATTATTATTGCGTCGTTTGGCACCTTCTCGACAGGCATCAATATACCTTCGATTGAGAATGTTATTTTTGCGTCCCCTTCTAAGAGTAAGATACGCAATCTACAAAGTATTGGGCGTGGTTTAAGATTAAAAGATGGCAAGACTGAATGTACTCTTTACGATATTGCTGATGACTTACACTGGAAGTCTTGGAAAAACCACACTCTAAATCATTTCGCTGAAAGAATAAAAACCTATTCAGAAGAACAGTTTAATTATAAAATAATAGAGGTTAGTATATGAGCGAATTTAACCTGTCTGCTAATGACAGTTACATAGTTATAAAACTTGTAACTGGTGAGCAGATTATGGCTGTAAAACGAAATGAATCTCCCAACTCTGTGACAATAGAATATCCAATGTTAATTAAATCGTTTCCTTTTATGAACAATGGTAACATTGGAGAACATATTACAGCAGCACCCTACTGTAAATTTACAGACGATAAGTTATTTGAATTTAATAAAAAGGATATTATCTTCGAAAAGAGGGTGCATCAGTATGCTATACCTTTCTATGTTCGTCTTGTAAATGAATACGAAGCGACAATCGAAGTCCCTGATGATCCACCATCTACTGTTGAAGAATTGTCAGAAAGAGTAGATAAACTCATGCATCACTTAAAATCTCTTGCTGAAGATCCCTTAGACGAGGAGCAAGAGGAAGAACCTAAAATGATGGTTGGTGGTAATAGAACTGTTCATTAGAGTTTTTCTTCAAACCCTACACCGTGATTATGCTCTTTCGTCAAGTATAAGGCAAGTATTGCAAACAAATAGATTTTACTTATCTGTAAATTTAAGGTATAATGTGAGTAGTTGAAATAAAAACAGTAAGGAGTTATTATGGCAGGTGGAGCGCATTACGTAAACAATCAAGATTTTCTAGCTGCAATTATTGAGTGGAAAGCAAAAGTAAAAGAAGCTGAAGAGTGTGGTGAAGAAACACCACCAGTAACTAACTATATTGGTGAATGTCTTTATAAGATAGCAACTCATCTATCCTATAAAGGCAACTTCATTAATTACTCTTATCGAGATGATATGATATTAGATGGAGTAGAGAACTGCTTATCTATCGTTAAAAACTTTGATCCCGCAAAATCAACAAATCCCTTTGCTTATTTTACACAGGTCATCTATTACGCTTTTCTTAGAAAAATCGCAAAAGAAAAGAAACAAAGCTACGTAAAGCAAAAACTAATTCAACAAATGCCTTTTGAAATGTTCGAGTTGCAGGAACATGATGAGGGCGATGAGCATCACAATACATACCTAGAATATATGCAGATGAATAATGACTTTGATGATTTTATTGAACGTAAAAAAGAAAAGCGTAAAAGCAAAAAAGCAAAAGCTGGTAACACTCTTGAGGACTTATTAAAAGGTGAAGAATGAAAGTTGCTATTATAACTGACCAACATTTTGGCGCTCGTAATGACAGTATTATTTTCTTAGACTTCTTCCAAAAATTCTATGACAATATTTTCTTTCCTAGTATTGATGCAGCTGGCATTAACACTGTCCTTATTCTTGGGGATACTTTTGATAGACGAAAGTATGTAAACTTCTATGCTCTTGATCGAGCAAAGAAAATGTTTTTTGATGAATTAGCGAAACGTGAGATTGATGTATACATGCTTGCTGGTAATCATGACACCTACTATAAGAACACCAACGAAGTTAATTCCCCAGACCTACTTTTAAGAGAGTATGATAACATTACTGTTATTGATACTCCACAAACCATTCATCTAAACTATGAAGATGTTGATTGCGATGTGTGTATGATCCCTTGGATCTGCGCAGACAATTATCAAAGAGCCATGGATGAAATCAACAACACGTCCGCAACTCTTTGCATGGGGCACTTTGAGATTGCTGGGTTCGCAATGTATAGAGGAATGGAAAGTCATGACGGACTTACAAAAGAATTATTTAAGAAATTTGACATGGTATTCTCTGGGCATTATCACCACCGTTCTAATGATGGTCATATTTTTTATCTGGGGAACCCCTATGAGCTCACGTGGCAGGATTATAACGATCCCAGAGGATTTCACTTGTTTGATTTTGGATCAAGACAACTCGAATTTATCGGAAACACTTATAGTATGTTTACAAGATTCGAATACGACGACACCCAAGAAGTCATCGACATTAGTTCGCTCGATCTAAAAAACTGTTTTGTTAAAGTTATCGTAGTTAACAAGACTGATTATTACAAGTTTGACCAATTCGTTCAACAATTATATAATAAGGGTTGCGCCGAAATCAAAATCGTTGAAGACTTTTCTGAATATAATGAAGGCGCAGTATCTTCTGATATAAACTTGGAAGACACTATGGTTTTACTTAACGATTATATTGAGTCAGTTCAAACTGATACCGATAAAGAGAAAGTAAAAACATATATGAAAACACTCTATACTGAGGCAATTAATGTGGAGGTAGTATAATGCAACTAGAATTAAACTTTGGTCAATGGACACAAATGGAATTATTTGAATGATTGTATTTAAGAGTGTGCAGTGGCAGAACTTTCTGTCAACTGGTAATGCACCGAATAGAGTTTTACTAAACAAATCGACAACAACACTTATCATTGGCAAGAATGGTGAAGGTAAGAGCACAATCTTAGATGCTCTTTGCTTTGCTCTATTTGGTAAACCTTTCAGAAACATCAACAAAGGACAGTTAGTAAATAGCATCAATCAAAAACAATGTTTGGTTACTATTGAATTCTCTATTGGTGGAAATAATTATGTAGTTAACAGAGGTATCAAACCTAATGTCTTTGAAATTTATCACAATGATAATCTTATCAATCAAGATGCCGCAATAAAAGACTATCAGAAAATTTTAGAACAGCAAATTCTAAAACTAAACTATAAAACATTTACGCAGGTAGTTATCTTAGGATCTGCTTCTTTTGTTCCGTTTATGCAGTTACCAGGTGGTCAGCGTAGAGAAGTTATCGAGGATATCTTAGACATCCGTATCTTTTCAACGATGAATCAATTATTAAAAGAAAAGATTCAATCAACTAAAGAGGAGTTAGCAAGTGTTGAATCGCAGCTACAGATTTCAAAGTCAGCAGTGGATGCGCAACAAAAAATTATATCCAATCTTGTTACCTCCAAGAAAGAGCATCTTGAGTCTATCAGAACAAGAATCGCATCTAATCAATCTGAGATCGATTCCACAACAACATTACTTGAGGGATTATCTAATAGAGTTACGAATCTTAGAGCGAGTATAGTAGATAAACAAAGCGTCAGTGAAGAAGTATCATCGTTTAGAGAAACCCTTGTTAAAGTAAATCAAAAAGTCTCTGATCTTAACGATAGAGTTAGATTCTTTGAAACAAATGATGAGTGCCCTTCTTGCGCTCAGAATATTCCTCATACGCATAAGCAGAAAATTGCTGGCGCTTTGAATGAGGATCTTACAGATAATGTTTCTGAGAAAGAAATAATCAAGTCAAAATTAGAAAAACTTGGTAATAGACTTAAAGAAATTGATGATATTGTGAATCAAATTACTGATCTTAATATTGAGATCTCTACGATGAACACAACCATTACTACATTAAATTCACAGAACTTAAAACTATCACAGGAGATAGAAAAATCTAATTCTAATACAGAAAGCATTGATACAGAAAAACAGAAGTTAAAAGAACTGGCTAAAGAAGCGATGCAATCTTTAGATAGAAAAACTGTATTGAGTGAGGAGAGAACAGTACAAGAAATATCATCGACTTTATTGAAAGACACTGGTATTAAGACAGCTGTCATAAGAGAGTACTTGCCAGCGATGAATAAACTTATTAACATGTATCTTCAAGCGATGGATTTCTATGTTCACTTTGAACTAGATGAATCGTTTAACGAAACTATTAAGTCAAGATTCCGTGATGAATTCACTTATGCTAGTTTCTCTGAAGGCGAGAAGATGCGTATCGATCTTGCTATTCTATTCACTTGGCGCCAGATTGCTAAGATGAAGAACTCAGTAAATACAAATTTACTTATTCTTGATGAAATCTTCGACTCATCTCTTGACACATCAGGAACAGACTATTTCTTGACAGTTATGAATCAGCTTGGAGAAAAGACAAATGTTTTTGTAATTTCTCATAAAGGCGACCAACTATTTGACAAGTTTCACAGCGTCATCAAGTTCGAAAAGAAGAACGACTTCTCAGTAATGGCAATCTTGCAATCTTGCAATTTTGCAAGATGCTTGCCTTTAATTCCTAAATAGGGCATAATTATTCCTGTAATAACTTAGGAGATCTACATGATGAATAGCAAAGACGTGCTCGCTAGACTTCTTGCAGCCGAAAACCTTAACGTGGTGCGTGCAAGAGCTAAAACTGCTGCTTTTGATATTGCTTCTCGAACCCTTGTCCTCCCACTTTGGAAAGAAATGACTGAAGATGTAGAGGACATGCTCATTGCACACGAAGTTGGGCATGCTTTGTTCACGTCAGATGAGTATCTAAAAACAGAAAACTATCGTGCGATGCACGGCTACCTAAACGTAGTTGAAGATGTTCGCATCGAACGAATGATGAAAAACAAATATCCTGGCTTGCGTAAAACTTTTATTGCTGGCTACAAGAACCTCAATGACCGTGACTTCTTCGAAGTTAAAGACAAAGATTTGAGCAGAGCATTGCTTATTGACCGAATCAATATTTATTACAAGGTTGGTATTAACTCTGGCGTGAAGTTCTCACCTGCTGAGATGGAATTAGTTCGCCGAGTTGATAAGTGCGACACGATTCAAGACGTTCAACTTCTTGCTAAAGAAATCTATGAGTTTTCTTTTGAGCAGTTGAAAAAGCGTCAAGAAGAACTCAAAAATCAAAAACTTACAGCTGAAGACTTAGAGGATATTGAAGAATCGATTGAAACTGACATCGAAATTGAGTTTGGCGATGAGGGTGATGATGACGAATTCTTTGACGGTGAGTATGACCCTTACTCAGAAAGCGAAGAGTCAGAAGAGCCAAATGATAATGGTTTTTATGCTGCTGGTGATAACGAATATAAAACACCTGGTATCGTTGAAGAAAAAGACCTAGAGTCTACGACTGAACGTGCTTTGCGTGTTCGTTTGCAGGATCTAGCTGACATTAATACTATTGTTCAGCGTTGGGAACCTACTGTTGCACTCTTAAGAGACTCTGAACAAATTGTTCCATACAAAGAAATCTTTAAAGTATTTGATGAAGATTTTGCAAAAGCAAATTTTCGTGGTTACTACGATTCTGAAGAAGAAAAGAAAAAGAAAAAAGATGAAGTTGTTGCTACGATGATAACTAATGCGCAGAATTTTAAAACTGAAAGTTCTCGTATTGTCAATTATCTTGTTAAAGAGTTTGAGATGCGCAAGTCAGCCACTGCTTATCGCCGTAGCAAAATATCTAAGGCTGGTACGCTGAATGTAAATAAACTTGCTATGTATCAATTAACAGATGACATCTTTAAAAGAATCACTGTGACTAAAGATGATAAGAGCCATGGTATGGTTATGCTTATTGACTGGTCT